AGAGTATTATCTCGACGGTGAAAAAGACAACAAGACCGGAAAAGAAAAGGGTAGGGCCACAACGAAACGTGGCCCTGTCACCGATGACTTGTTCCAACGTCATATCAATGGCGAAATCAATTTAGGAATTATTCCCATTCGAGCGGACAACACCTGTACATGGGGATGTATTGATGTTGATCGTTATGACCTTGATCACAGAACGTTAATTAAACTTATTCGAAAAAGAGGGTATCCTCTGGTGCCTTATCGATCTAAATCCGGGGGGATGCATTTATTCTTACATATCCGACAACCGGTGACCGCGTCCGATATGATAGATAAACTTCATGAAATCGCAGCGGACATAGGACTGGCTGGCTGTGAGATCTTTCCCAAACAAAGAAAGATTATGGTCCATAAAAATGATTTAGGGAACTGGCTGAATATTCCTTATCAACGAGCATCTCAAACCACGCGTCATGCTATTCATGACAATGGAATGGGCATCTCTATTACTGAATTTTTTATCTGGGTAGAACGATATCGAATATCCAAATCAGCCTTTGCAGCTTTAAAAATTACTAGCGACGGCTCTCCACTTGAAAATGAATTTGATCAATATCCTCCTTGTCTTCAAGCCTTGATTCGTAATGGTTGTGAAAACGGTTTTAGAAATAATGCGCTAACTGCTTTTGCAACTTTGGCTAAGAAAAAGAATCCGGAAGGATGGCAAAAAGAACTGTGGGAACGAAACGAAGGTTTCGCTACTCCTCTTCCTGATAGAGAGGTTCAAGCTTTAATCACTCAATATGAAAAAAAAGATTATACTTATAAATGTAATGATGCGCCGATGAAGAATCATTGTAACTCAGCAGTCTGTAAAACTTTAAAATATGGAATTGAAAATATAGACTACATGCCTACAATGGATTCATTTCAAGTTTTAAAAACCAAACCCCCCATTTATTTTTTAACTATCGATAAAAAAACAGTAGAGCTTACGGGTAAACAACTTAATCAGCAACAACTTATATCAGAACAATTATTTGATCAGGCAGATATTGTTTGGCAAAAAGTAAAAGACAAAGATTACAGAGTATTTTTAAACAAGCTTAAGGCCATGCAACAACCCATCGAGGGATATGATGAAAGCACCGAGGCGGAAGAAGATTTTAAAGATCTAATGATTCAATTCACCCAAGAAACTCAACAAGCAGACAATCCTTCCCAAGTAGAAGCAGAGATGTGGTACCTTCACGAAAACACTATCGTCTTTAAGTACCGTACCTTTGAACGCTTTATTAAAAAGTCAGATAAAGCTGCTAAAAAATTTGAGATCATTAGTATGATTAAGAAAAATGGATGTACTAAACAGGATTACTTCGACAAACTTAAATTAAAATATGTATGGCTATGCAAGAAAATGGATGAGCCAGTTATAGAAAGATCCAATGTCAAATTTACCCGAGCCAAAGCTCCTTTTGAAAAGCAAGACAATTAAGTTTGAAAGGCATTGGTGCATGCCAAGTCATCGAACATTTAGCATAAAGCCTTTTAACGATTTAATTGAAGAAGAATTAGGAAATAAATATATGGATCCCTTTTCTTATCCTTTTAAACAGGATGCTGTTGAATATCTTAAGACAATCCCGACTAATTCAGTCAGGTGTTGTGTTTTTGATCCTCCGTATTCTCAAAGGCAACTCAAAGAAATGTACAAGGATGCTGGATTAAGTTTCAATTATCCTATGAACAGTGGGTATTGGTCGATTTGTAAGAAGGAGATTGGCAGAACTATAAAACCCGGAGGCAAAGTAATATCTTTTGGCTGGAATACAAATGGAATTGGCAAACAACACGGCTTTCAAATTAATAGAATTGTTCTAGTTGCGCACGGTAGTCAACACAATGATACGATCGCTACGGTGGAGGAAAAATGTTAAGGAACAAGACAATTAAGATCTTTGGTCCTCCTGGAACTGGGAAGACTACGACCCTACTTAATAGACTAGATAAATGGTTTAACCGTGGAATTACTCCCAAGGAAATTGCTTACTTATCTTTCACGAATAAAGCCGTTAGTGAAGCTAAGGTACGAGCTGAAAAACAATTCCCGGATTGTAACGAAGATGATCTCCAGAATTTTAGAACCATCCATAGTTTTTGCAGACAGTTTAGAAAACAACTTCCAGTCATTGATCCTCAAGTAGACATGGTAGAGTTCGCTGAAAATTTAGGAATGGCTAAACCCGCTTATGAAAACTACGACGGTATTCAAGTCTTTAATGATTGGTCCTTAAGAGTCTACGATAAAGCAAGAAATAGATTGATTCCTCCTGAACAACAATTCGTGGAGGAAGTTTTTAAACGTGCTACTCTTCCACGGTTCCAACTTATTTACCGACAATATGAATTGTTTAAAGAAAATCATCGCGTTGATTTCACCGATATGATTACTCACTTTATAGATAAAGAAGAAGCCCCCTATTTAAAAATTTTAATGGTGGACGAAGCCCAGGACCTAACCCCTTTGCAATGGAAAATGATCTATAAGCTGGCACACAAAGCGGATCGCCTCTATATTGCGGGAGATGATGACCAAGCTATTTTTGAATGGAATGGTGCTGAGGTAAAAAACTATATTGATTTTCCAGGAAGACCGTATATCTTAACTGAATCTTTTCGTTTACCCCAAGTCATTCATGGCTTCAGTGGATACATCTCTAGTATGATTAAACCCAGAGTACCTAAAAAATTTATAGCTTCCGATCAAAAAGGATCCATTCAAACACATGCACGATTTAAGGACGTTGTAGCTCAGATGCAGGAACGAAAAGGAACTTGGTTAATTCTAGGACGCACTCAAGAACTTGTGAGAGAGCTCGAAGGACTCGCGCGTCTGTATGGAGTGTTTTTTCAAAATACAAAAGGGAAACATTCCTTCGACCTGAATAAATGGAACGCTATTCAGTATTGGAAAAGATTGAAGGAAGGTGAAAGTGTTAAGAAAGAAGAAGCTGAAATTATTTATACTTACATCAACGAGATTGCCTACGGATGGAGATCCATAGAAAGTAAACGCTGGAAAAATTTATCCGATGATAAAACATATTCACTTGATTTTTTGCGTACGTTTGGAGGGCTTCTGGCTGAACCACGAATGTGGCAACAGCTCTTTAATCGTAATTTCTCTGAGAGCGACAAACAATATTTTGAACAAATTATAGAAAAAAATATTGATCTATCTCTAGCTTCTAACATTATCATCGACACCATTCACTCCATTAAAGGAGGAGAAGCACAGCACGTTTGTGTTTACGAAAAATCTAATTGGCCTGCTCATTTTGAAAATAAGGTAGGGCTTGCGCGGAGCTCTGAATCTAGGGTATGGTATGTCGCCGTGACAAGGGCAAAAGAAAGTTTACATATTCTACGTTCTTATCATGAATATTTCTTCCCATTGGCACGGCTATATAATCAGTTTATAAAGGAGCATTATGGTAGTAGCTAAAGGCAATTGGGATTATTCAGGGAATCCAAAGCTAAGGATTCTATCATTGGGAGCTGGGGTGCAATCATCCACAATGGCACTCATGGCTGATGAGGGAGCCTTTGAGCACAAGCCAAATTTTGCGATCTTCGCAGACACGGGATGGGAGCCCCGTAAAGTGTACGATCATCTTGCGTGGCTCAAGTCCCAGTTAAGTTTCCCCGTCATTGTCTGTAAGAACCATTTAAAATCAGGCAATATTAGACAAGATATGATTGACGAAGTAACCAAGGAGAAAGGCTTTCTTCACATTCCTTTCTTTGCTCGTAATACCGTGACTGGTAAAATAGGAATTGGTCCAAGACAGTGCACCCGGAATTATAAAATTACTCCTATCAATAGGCAGATCCGTCATCTTTTAAAGATCCAGCATAGGCAACGATTCCCTAGAGAAATGTGGGTGGAAGTGTGGGTAGGAATTTCAAGAGACGAAGCTACTCGAATGAAACCTTCCAGAGAGAAGTGGATTAAAAATACCTGGCCTTTAATTGACAAGAAGATGACACGGGAAGATTGTTTGAAATGGTACGAGGGTAAAAATTATAGGACTCCTGCAAAAAGTTCTTGTATTGGTTGTCCTTATCATGATAATAATTTATGGAATGAAATTAAAACTCAAACCCCCTCAGAATTTGAAGAAGCCTGCGAGCTTGATGACGTGATAAGAAACTCTGCTAAAGACCCTAATATAAAAAGATATCTTCATCGTAAAGGCATTCCTTTGCGCGATGTAGATTTCGATAAACTTTTAAAAAATAAAAAAGAAAAGAATCAATTAAATTTATTTGAAAACGAATGCGAAGGAATGTGTGGCGTTTAAAAAAGCATTAGATTATCAAGAAGGGGGAAGTCACTACACCACTCTTGCGATTCAACCTGTTGTTTACTGTTATAAAAATAAACTCAACACGATTGATTCCAATATTGTTAAGTACGCTACGCGCACTAAACCTGGCGAAACTACCAAACAACGTTATGACAAAATTATTCACTACGCCAAACTTGGCATAGCACTAAATGACTCATCAAATTAACTTTACTTTTCAAGAGTCCGACTGGACAACGCCCACTCACTATCCAAATCTTAAGGATGCTGAGATTATAGCGATTGATCTGGAAACTAAAGATCCTGACATTA